CATCTACTACGATAGGTCGTATCTCAAGCATCTGTGGAAAGTCCTGTATAGACTTAACCAACTTTTTAAACTTATCGTCTTTAATTAGACGTGGATTCTTTGGGTTCGTCTTTACCTCGCTTATTTTTATTTTATCTACTTTCATTTTTTAAAATTATCTAATAAATAGAAATTTACATTTGGTTTTCTTGCATAGTCATCATTATAATCAATAGGCATATCATCTTTTTGTTCTCTTATAACTATTGAATGCTTTAAATTATATTGTTTAATTAACTCGTCATTTCTTCCGCCATAACTTGCAGTTAAAATTAAATTATTAGGTATATCATTAATTCTATTCACCCAATATTTTAATGATTTTGTATAAGCCCAGAATTCAATATTTGCATTTTCTTTTGCTATTTCAATCCACATATCAAAATATTCCTGATTAAAAAAATCACCACTTGCGTGAATTCTAACCGCTTTGCAATCTTTTGGTAAAATTGGTTTTTGTTTTAATAATACATATTCATAATTATTCCAGCGATGATTTCTAACCGCTGGAAATCTTTCTGGACTTGCAGCATAACATTTATAAGCATTTGATTTGTTATCAAATTTTCCTGTTTCTCTATCAACCTTTACTAAACATTCTAAAGCAAAAGGACACGTGTGACCTGTTGGTAAATTCCATTCATATACAATTCCTGTATAATATTTAATATTTTTTACAAATTTCATAATATTAGTTCAGTGAGTAATTATAACTTCTATACTCTTCATAGTTTACCTCTTCCATATGTATGGTCTTAATCGTGTTATCATAAAACAACACATACTCAGCTTCAGCAATTGCCATAGTAAGTTTTAAGCTATTCCATACTTGTCTATGGAGTTCTGGGTTTATAACTACTAAGTAATAGTTAGTTTCCACTTTTATTTTGTTCGGCTGCTTTAACATCGTTCGTGTTTTCGTTAAAACTTGAAACGCATACGGCAAATCTTTGGTCTATATCTGTGTATTCACTAACCATTGTATTATCTGCCATACATCGTTTAATAAACTCTTTCTCCGTTTCTGAAGATGTAGGATTAGTAATTGGCATCGTGTTCGTCTTTATATTGGTTGTATACTTTCTTCAACTGATTAATAATATCTCTCCAACAACTCGAGCAGCTTGTAGGCTCTCTGTTTATATTTAAAACTCTATTGTAAACTTTGAGTAGTTCGTGTTGGTCGCTCGGTGCTATTTCAGCAGTATTCTTACCAAAGAAAGTGTCTAATACATTATATTCGTCTTCATTTAGGCAGCTAATCTTTCTGTATGGAAATAGTTCGTTTAGCTTCTTCTTACGCTCATCGCATCCGCAGTCCTCTCCAGCTATAAACTTTACTAACTTCTTTATGCCTGTTTTCTTAAATACCTTTTCTAAAGTATCTCCTAAACCTTCAGCGACATCTTCTTTAATCTCGTTTACTAATTCTTGTGCTTCGTCTTTTACTATCTCTACCACTTCGGTAACTACCTTTGGCTGTCTACCTCTTCTTTTCTTTTCCATTTCCTAATTCTTTAATCATTAATTCTAAATGTACTATTCTTTCTAAAAAGTGTTTTGCATCTAATAAGTTAACATTTTCGCCTTGCAAACTATGTGCAAATGATACATAGGCTAACTCCTTTTGGTTTTCTAAATACGCTCGTATCGTCTTCATTTGTTATCTATTAAGTTCATATATCTTTCTTTTAGTTGGTCAAATTCTTCCTGTAGCTTTTCGTGTTTCTGTACCAACTGATAATATTTATCAATTAACTCAGCGTAATTATTTCTAATCTCACTCAAACTATGGTATGTGTTTTCAGATTCTTTCATAATCTCCATTCAAATAATCTTCGTAGTCTTCTCCTACATTCTCAATCAAACGTTGCTTACAATGCTTTATAGTGTGAAATATAGACGTTACAGATATTTTGGTTAACGCAGATAACTCACGCATAGAATGATTGTTCTCTTTATATAACTTAAATAACATAGTATCGTACCAATGCCACGAATCTATCTCCACATAAATCTTTAACTCAATATCGTTTTTAGCTTTCTCTATTCCGGTAATCTCAATATCCTTTATATCTAAAGCATCGTTTACAGTAACTTTTTCAATCTTAGATTTTTGCTTACAGTAGTCTACATAAATATTACGCAGTACAAACCATATAAACCCTTGATTTACTTGTCCGTCTTTTATTATCTTCTCTGGGTTCGTGTATTTGTAGATTCTTAAATACATCTCTTGCACTATGTCTTCTGAGTATCGGTCTTCTCCAAAGGATTTAACCACCGATATAAAGTGCTTGTGGTGTTTTGCCACCGATGCTAACCACTCAGAACTATTCTCAGTTGTCTTCGTTTCTATACAATCGGCTAATAACATACACCCAAATTAAATCTATAACCTTATAAACATATTTCATTCTTCAGGGTTTAGCCTTATAAAAGCCATACCATCGTACATATAATTTAAGAACCAATCACAAGTACGTCTTTTCATTCTATACACCCTGTGCATTTCGTCTTTTACTATCTTCCTACCCATATATCATAAATAAAGATGCTCAAAGCTATCAAATTCAATGCACCGATTACTAAAAATATTACTGCTAAATTAAAATATTCCATCTTAAATGCTAACATACTTAGTCCTAACATAAAAAATGCTTGAATCAAAAGGTATATAAATATTATTTCTCTTTCCATAATCTCTCGTAATAATTTTGTTTCTGCAAAGATAGATTTTCTTTTGATAAATCAGATGGCTTTAAATAAGACGTTTTAATCGTACTTCTTTCTATTGGATATACTTTGCTATTACTATCAGTAGAAAGTGCCTTAGAAACGAGTAAAACAAGTATTACGCTAAATATAATAAACATTGTAGCGTTATAGATTTTTAGTTCTGTGCTTTTCATAGTTCTATACCTCCATCTTTAGCCATCTCCCACAATTTATCACGCGCATCCTGTAACGCATTATATGCATCGTCGGTTATATTGTCTTCGTATTTAAGTCTCCCTCTTAAATATTGGTCGAACTCGTGAAGAACTACGCTCATATCTACCGCCTTGTTTACAAGATTGTATTCGTGTGCGTCTTCAGGTAGGTTAAATTCTAATATTGCTTTCATATCAATCTCTATTATTCCAATTGTTTAACACATCTATAATTTCTTCCCAATCAATTTGGTCTCTCATCTGCGCTTCAATTGCGTTACATTCTTCTTCTGAGAAAACATAAGGAAAATAAATTCCTGTGATGCCGTTCCATTTCGCTCCTTGAATGCTTTCAAAAATAAACTCTGGTGTATCAGTTGCTAAATCATAGCTGTATCTGTATTCGGCTTTAGCTGAAAAAATCTCTATCACTCCTTGTGCATAGACGATTTCTAATTCAAACTCTTTTTGAGTTCCTGTAAAGTTTTGGATTTCTACTTTCATAATTTTTCTGTTTTGTTGGTTCAAATATATATTTAATTTTTAAAGTCTTTTATCTTTTGCTTATATTTTTCTATAATCTCTTTTAATTCTTCTCGTGTAAACTTTCGTGTTTTCATCGCATCATTGCTTAAACGTTCAAATTCTTCATATCCTAACTTAACTAAAAGATTTTCACGGTAAGGTAAAAGATTGCCAGATAAAAACGAATTGCAATACTCACATTGTAAATGTACATTGCGCTCATCAAACCTTACGTTGAAGTGTCCACCTGCTGAATACATATGTCCTGCATTCGGTTTTTTAGGTTTTTTACCGCAGCTTATGCATAAATTTCCTTCATCTCTTAACCTGATATACTTGTTAAATACTTGCTGCGCTACTTTCATTAAATCCTGCACAGTAGTTAGTTCATCTTTTAGTATCTTCTTACGCTCTTTCCACGCTTGACTCTTCTTCTGGGCAGTTTGTTCAATAGCACAACTTAACGAACAGGTGCTTTGTGCAGTAGTGTATATCGGTGTAAATTCGTTTTTACATACTTTGCATTTCTTAGCTTTCATATTTTTATGGCATTATGTATAGAAATTAATGTATATGTCTTTTCAATCTTGTTATTATTTTCAAATTCTGTTTGTTTAGGCATTGAATTATCAGTAATCCAATTTGGTTTTATATCATTTATATTGAAAACAAATATTCCTTCTGGTGTTGAATTTATATAAAGAGCCTTGCAATTCATTTTGTTTAAACTATCATATTTAATTTTCTCTAACATCAAATTATCGTAGTGTTTATTTCTACATTTTAATTCTATTACGCATTTATATGTTGAACTAAAACAATCATAACTTGAAAATTTATCTTCGCTTTTTGTTAAATCGTATATATAATATTTTTTCAAATAATTAAATAATTGTTCTTCATTCATAACAACTCGTTTAATTGATTATTTTCTCGCTTCAATTTTAAATACTCCGTATGATACTGAGCAAGTCTTTTAATTAGCTGCTTGTTCTCATCTTCCATAGCACTTAGAGTATCTCGTGTTTCGCTCATCCATATTTCGTATTTCTCTAAGGTTTCTATTAAATCTTTTCTGTGTTCGTGTTTATCTCGTAAATCGTGTAGAGAAAGTCGGATGCTTCCTATAATCGCATTTAAGGAAGTCTTAGCGTGTATTACATCAAATAAATTCATATTAAAAAGGGAGTTTATCGTCAAAGTTACTATTATGTTCTAATGCTCTGTAAAAAGATTGGGTTTCATTATTCATTACATTCTTTCGTCTTTTAATAGGGTCTATACCACCAATCTTAAATCCTAAACCACTATTAAAATCAAATAACAAAGGCATACCCAACTCAGTACATTGACCACCTGTATCTCTATCTTTAATTTTTTCTATGTCTATCATTGTAGAATATTTCATTGTAGGATGTTTAACTAACCTGTGAATGATTAACATATCGTCACATCGATTTAAAAAAGGTTTACCGCCTTCTATGTGCGCTTTAAGTGGTGGTTTCAAATGTCCTTTCCATTCAGGAAAATCATCTCCGTATAACATACCACTTCTACCACTTTCTGAATTAGGGTGTGTTGATACATACAAAGTCTTTCCAGATTGATTACAGAATTGTCTTGTAGTATTTAAAAATTCATAATTATCTGAATGCTGCATACCTCTATCTAACCCTGTAAATGGGTCAATAAATCCTATATTTGCATCTGTAGAACCAATTATATCTAAAACTTCTTTTGGCTTGTATAGTTTTTCATTGCTTAAGAATTTAAAATAGTATTCAATAAATGATTCGTGTTTACGTATCTCATCATAAGTTAAATCCTTAAAATGTTTGCCTGAATACATTTGTATTAAATCACGCATCACTTGACCACTTGAGTTTTCACCCATCCAAACAACTGTTTTTAAATCGTGATTAGTAGCTAACGCAAGAAAGTACCATTCCATCCAATAAGACTTACCTACATTATCGTGTCCTAAAACTATATTTAGCTGCTTACGTTTAAATCTAATGTAGTCATCTAATACGCATCCTATACCCAAACCTTGAGATATCTTACCGCTCTTATAGTCGTTTAAGTATTTTGTGCTATGTCCTGTTGATAGTATCATTTGTTTAGTTCCATTTGTTTTAAAACGTGTTCGTATCTTATTTGCTCTTCAGATTTAGCTATCTGTTTAGGTTGTTTAGGTAAATATGAAATTGTATTACTTAAAGTTGATTTCCAATTTACAATTTTAATCATTTTACCATTCTTCTCCTTACACCAATCATTAACTAACCAACTTTGGTGTTTAAGTTTTAAGGCTTCTATGGATACATCTTCAATTAATGAAACACCATAAGAAACAAACTCTTCTATACTTGGTATAGTATTCTTTTCATTCTTTACATTCTTGTTTGTTGTTATCTCCTTGTTATCTCCTTGTTGTCTGTTTGTTGTTTGCTTGTTGTCTCCTTGTTGCTCACTTTGATAACTATCGTAATTACAGACAGTTAGCCGTGTTGTTTTTCGTAGTCCTTCCGTGTTAATCATTCCATCTTTTTCTAATAATTTTAAAAATGTTCTGAGTTTCTGAATTGTCCAATCCTTACCTAAAATACTTACCCAAGTAGATAAGCTATTTATACTTTGTCCTCTTTTACATTCTATTAATTCTCCTTCAATAATAACCTTTGTAGATTGATGATTAACCTCTGAAATAATTACAACCCAAGCCTTAAAATAATTAGCATTTTTAAATACCCAATGGTTTCTAATTTGTCTATGTATTTTAATCCAACCGCTCATACTTTAATTAATTGAATGTGATTAATATTAACTAACAGTCTATAATCAGCTTCTAAGCCAATTGATTTATTTCTGTTTCTTACTTCTTGATTGTATTCAACTAATTCAATCCAATCTCCTTTTCTTTCTTTGTTTAAAATCTCGTCAAAAGATTCTTCTACATTAAGAACACCATTTGTTAAAACAATTTTTGCCATAATAATAATTTATTAAATAACAAACCCCGATAAATCCGTAGGAGTCTCACGTCTACTTCATTATCAGGGTTCAATAACTTCTTTAGGTTAACTATGTTTGAGACTCTAACCTTGTTGCAAATATAACTAAATTTATTTACATACTAAAAGGGTAAACCAGAACTTTCATTTCTAATCTTGTCAGAAGTATTCTCCATCTTTTTAAATGGTTCTTGAATCTTACCTGAGAAGAACTTACCTGCTTTCCCATCTTTAACCCATAGACTAATTTCTAATTCTCTTCCGTCTACGTTTATAGTTCCTCTATAGTCAGGATGTTTTTCGTTTTCTTTCTTGTTATTCTTAAAAATAACTGCCGTGTTGGTGTTGTCGTAACTCATTTTTACTTTTGTTTTTGATTATTATTATTTTTACTTTCTTTCATTTCGTAATATAAATCTTCTAATTTATGGTTTAATATATACCATTCTTCTTTTGTAATATCTTCAGGAACCATTATTTCAAAAGATAAAGTATAATATTCAATTAATGTATCGTGGTTTATATAATGTTCTGATATTTTAAGACTACTTCTACTCATTTTACTTTGTTTTTAAATTATACTTTTTAATTGCTCGTAGTAGTTTCTACAAAGTTCTACTTTCTCTTTAATCTGTTCGATAGCTTGTTCGTCTCTTTCTACGATGAATCTTTTAATTCGTAGATTGTTAGGGATGTGGTCGAAAGTGTGTTGGCTCTGTACCGCTTCACGCAAGTCTAAATCCTCATCTATTAATCCTGCTTTCCAATGCGCTCTGCGTACCTCATCTTCTACAATTTGATGGGGAGTGTTCATTAAGCAGTAAATTAACTCAGCTTTATCCATTCCGGTAAGAAACATATAACCTTGCAGTTGCCAAAAATAATCTTTATTCTTTAACTCAGTATCGAATAATGGAAACGTAGAACCATCCCAAGAGCATTTAATGTCAGCAAGTAAGTCTTTTGTAATTACATCGGGTTCTCCTGTTAGCCATTCGTTATTATATCGTTCCGTGTTTTTAACTACAAACTCCCACCCTAAGACTTGACCTGCAAACTCTATTGCTTCATCTTCCATCTGTAAACCTTTATCTGTATATCTACTCCAAAACTCTTTAGCTATTCCTAATTCCTTTTCTTTAAAGTAATCTTGAATATAAGTCTTTGCAGTTTCAGATAAAACCTCTCCCTTTGTTCTGGATGAAGTCATTATCTTACCTATTGCACTACATCTAATTTTCATACTAACTTTCTTAATGCTTGTTCAACTAATTCTTTTCTATTCTCTTCAGCAAATTCTTTAGTTATATGTCCGTTTCTAATCATATCTCTAATTGCTTTATTAATCAATCTAACTTTAATAGTTTCTTCGCTATTTCTTTTAGGTTGCTTATCTCGTGTAATTCTTATATTCTTACTCATAACAATAACATTGCTTTGGTTTGTAACTCAGTTAATTCATATCCTTTCAAAGCGTTCTTAAATTGTTCAGTAGTTAACTCTCCGTTTGATACTTTAGCAAGTCCTGATTCAAAACGCTCCTGAGGAAATAATTTACTTACCGCTTCTCGTGCCGTGTTTCCATCGTCATCCACCGCCTGAAGCGTGAGCAGAGTTTGGAGTGACCCTCTTCGGTAATAAGTAATCGAAGCAATTAATTTCTGTGGGTCGGTAATCATTGGAAGAACTAAACTACTTTCTATCTTATCTCCGTTTTCTATGTCTATTATCTGAGTGCATACCTTGCCGTCTAAGATGGGTTGTAAGAGTATTAAACCGTGTTTTAATAGGATTGGTTCAGTTGCTTCTAAAATAGCGTTTAAATCAGCGTATTTTGATTTAAAGAAAGGATTGTTACTTCCTTTAGTAACTTTACCTATCTCTTGCTTTGCTTTCCATAGCTTAGTGTAGATAGTTTCGCTTTTCGGTAGAACGTCTACCACTTCTTCTTTTTTCATAGTTATTCTGTTTTTAATTGTTTACAAATATAATACTTTTAAACACATAGCATACCTTCAGCAGCTAATTTTTTCTTAATCAATCGTTCTAAATAAATTAAAGAGTTCTTTTCGTTCTCGCTTGAATCGTTTGAATAAGGCACACTCAAGTCTATGCAGTTCATTATCTTATCAATCTTTTCTTTTAGCACATAATCAAATCCGTTATTTGCTTGTCTAACTACTTTTAAAGCGTGAATAACTGTGCTATGGTCTTTATCAAAGAACTTACCTGCTTTGCTCAGGTGCATATTTTCTATTGCTAACCAAACCATACCTAACTGCCGCCATTGCATTACTTCTCGTTTGCGTGATACTTGTCTAAGATACTCCAGAGAGAAAGGACAAGCTATTAGAAAATCCTCAAACACGAATCTTGTATTCTTAGGAAATGAGTTCTTTGTGTCTGTAATTGATTGTATGTTATAATTCATTTTTTTGGTTTTATATATTTGATAAAGTAATCACATTGACCTTTTTCGTTAGGCTTTATATCTGCGTATGTTTGCCAATATTTAGATGGTTCTGCCATATATCGGTAACATTCTTTCTTTAGTTTGCAAGTTTCATTTTTGCACATTGCTATATCTGGCATCTTATATCTCGTGTATATCTGTTATTAAACCTTTCCATAATTGGAATTTATCTTTAGCATCTGACTGATTGTATGCGCTTACAATTAAGTAACGCTGCTCCCATTTCTTTAGCTTTACCTTGTATGTTATCTTAAATCTTTTCATAGCTTTTTATCTCTGAGATTCTGTTAACTAATTGAGCGTTGTAATTATCCCAATATCTTTTCAAGTCTCCGTGTCTTACTCCGTTGTTAGGAATAAACTCGTTTTCTAATGTCGTAGGCTTTACGTGTTGGTTAAATGCCTCTGTTACTTTCTTAAATACGTTTCGTGTTTTCATAATGACAATATTAGTTTGTGATACTCTTTAATTAAATTATCTAATCTGATTAATGTTTCTTCTGAATAAACATCTGTGTTTGCTTGTCGCTCAATCTCCAATTGCTCAACGTACTTTATTAAATCTTCTTTCATATCTCATCAAGACTTTTAAGTTTATCAATCACTATCTGGTAGCTTCTCCATAATCTACCTAATCCACGTTGGCAGGTATCAATAACATTCTCTGAATGCTCGTGAAAGTTGTTAGGGATGGCTATTTCTGCATTATACCGTAGCATATTATCTATTCGGTTCTGCATTCCTTCGCATAAATAAAGCAATTCGTTTGCTTTTGCGTGAAGTTCTAAGGCTTCTTTAATCTGTTTTTTCATCTGTTTTGTATTATTGTTTCGACAAATATAATACAATTGTTTATAACTGCAATACTTTTAAACAAATTATTTTAATTATTTTAAAAAAACAAAGGGAGAACATCTCTGAACTCCCTTTCTTACCTAAAACAAAACAGATTGTACTTTACGAAAAAAGTTATGCTAATGTACGCATTTATCTCACTTTACCGTTTATTATTCTCAAGTTCTTTACTTCAAAGTCTCCATTGTCAAACGTAGTAACGAATGCAAATCCGTGATTCCATTTATTGTAAGGCATATATTCCGGAGATAATCCACATAAACTACCCATTGACCACGTTGTAACTACATTGCCTTGTAAGTCTTTCTCGCTATGCTCAGACGTTGCGTGATGGTGTCCTATGATTGCGTTAGCTTTCGCCCTTACATACAATCCTCGTGCTACGTTTACCGGACTAAATACACTTTGCCCAAATTCGTGCCCGTGCATAATGTTTAGATTACCTGCTTTAATGATTTGCTTGTCTTTAATTTCAGTAACTCCTAACTCTCCAAATCTAAGGATGCTTTTTAATTCAAAGTCTGCGATACCTAACAACTCAGGTGCTACCGTTTTTAAGTAGTTTTCCCACCTTGCCTCGTGGTTTCCTATCTTGAAATATATTGGACAATCAAACTCATCTCTAAGTTGTCTTAGAAAGTCTCGTGTCATATCTATTTCTCCTGACAAATCACGTAACCTTCTATCTTTAATAAAACGAGATGCCTGATACATATCCATAGTATCGCCGTTTAATATAATAGCGTTAGGCTTATGGTCGTATGCCCATTCTAAAGCAATACTCAAAGCATCTACATCGTGGTAAGGTAAATGAATATCTGATAGTATTAAGATTCTATTATTCCCTTTAGGCATTATATAAGGAAGCTGCTCTTTATAGTCTGATTCTGGAAGTTTATTCCACCCGTTAGCTTTTCTTTTTTCTTCTTCCGTTCTTTTATATTTTTCTATTCCCTTGTATTTAGTTTCTCCTCTAATTACTCTAATACAAGACCTTACTGCGCCTACATTTTTAAAGTCTAAAGAATGCTCTGCATAAATTAATTTAGCCAAGGTTTGAGTTGCCATAGCAGGATGCTTTTCTAAATAGTCTATAACTATTGTTTGATTTACTGTCATAATAAGTTTGAATAAAAAAACCGAGGGTTACTCGGTTCTATTTGCGTTTGTAGGGTATATAGGTAGATTTTCCGCCTTTCTTTATCATTCGTAAGACTTGCTTACGATTGTGTCCTTCTCGGTAGGAAATATGAAACCACGCTGCCTCATTATCATTTCCTGCTTCATAAATTAATTGGTCGAAAACAACATTATCTATAATCCACTCGAATAAATCTCTATCGTGTAAATCTAAATCTATTGCTTCGCCTAAACTATGTTGAGACGTTAGAGCCCCTCCAATGCGTTTATTTACGGCAGGAGAACGATAACCACTATTAACTCTAATTGGCTTTCCTAAATGCTCTCTAATAGGCTCAAAACAATTAATAGCTAACGCCATAGCTTTAGCAAGTTGCCCAGAGTTCATCGAGTTGTTTATTCCGTAGTTTGTAGCAGCATCTGAACGCTCAAATTCTGTTCTACTTAAATGCTTACTTAACTGCATATTACTATTAGGTAAGTTACTCTTTAGTAAGTTGTGACAATGTAGCCGTTACTCCACCGATTGCTAACAAATAACTACTCGCCGTAATTAATGCTGCGGGTAAAGCTACAGGTGCTGCGATTATAGCTGCTCCTACTGCTCCTGCAATGATTCCTACTCTTTGTACTTTCTTCCAAAACTTAGGAGTTTTAGATAGCCATCTTTCTTTTAGTTCCATATTTCTTTTTATCAGGTAAAATACCTACCATTAATTCGCTAAATTGTACGTGTTTATCTAATTGCCTTTTGCTTGTTTGTATTCTATCTTCTAGGCAATCGTACAACTTTAACTCTACTCTTTCAAGTTTAGATTCTAAAACCTCAAACCTTTTAGTAAAAAAGCTATACATTAAGAATATTACTAATACTAAAACACCTATTACTCCGTGTTTCTTTATAGCTTCTATTATAGGTATTAGTGCCATTTGTAAAATTAATTTATTGGTGGGAATGGTGGTGTAGTAACTTCAAAATCTGTAGGATTCCCTAATACTACTTTCAATGATTCATCAAATGTGATGTAGTAAAAGATAGGTGTATCTAAAGATGCAGTCTGATATTCTACCCAATTCTGTGTAACGTCATCAGGAGATACTGGAATGCCATAGTAAGTATCACAAGCCTCTCTCGCATCAATTGCTTCTTGCTCCGTATTGTATTTATATCCGTTTACTTCCATTAGTATATTGAATAGAATGTGTTGATATTAGTTTGAATTCCTGCTCTATTTGTCATTTGGTTACTATTCCATACAATGAATTCTTGCATATACATATTAGACCACGATGAGCCTCCACCCCTAGCATATAAACTTACAACATCACCGATGGTAGTACCTATATTTTCACCTGAATTAGTTACTGTTGTATTGTTACCATAAAATTCCCAATTAGTACCAGTTGTTGCTGTTTTAGTCACGAGTAAAGATTGATTATTATTTAAGTAGTTTGGAGAAAATGAAGGGCCATTTTGATAAAAATGATAGCCTGTTGATAATAAAGTAAATGCTCCAGATAAACCAGTGATACTAAATAAACCAAAACTTCCCGATGTACCTACTTTATCAACTACTGTAAATATTGAACTTGGATTTGTTAAAGACAATGTACTATTTATCAATGTATCATTAACACCATCTCCAAGCATAGCTGGTTTAGTATTTACTAAATCTATGCTTCCTGCATTTACTATTCTTGGTTGATTGATTGCAGTTGCTTGTGTTGCATTTTTAGCATTCCCTGATTGGTCGTATATAGTAACTACAAATCCATTATTAGCCCCTACAAATGTAGTAAGTGCTGATTCATCTAATACATTACCTACAGTATATCCTATATCTTGTTCTGCATTGTCAGATGAACGTCTTACTCTAATAAGTGCCCCAGTGTATGCAGTTGCTAATCTACGAGCAGCAGAATAAGCTACCGCAGCACCTGAGTAGGTGTCAAGCAATCCAGTGAATGCTGGCACACCTGGCTGCACTAAATATGGATTGATTATCATACTCTTGTTCCTATGATAGTAACTTTCAAACCTTTCGCAGTTCCATCACCAATTTGGTCGATGTCTATTGTTATCTCAGCATCGTCTGCTAGTGCAGTATCAGATACAACCGCTGGTGTTGCTGCCGTTGTAGATGTCTTTTCAGTATTGTCTATTGTTAGCTTTGTTGATAGGATACTTGTCCCACCTTCATTTATGTCAACAGTGAAGATACTACCTGATGCTTGAGCAGTTGAAAGAGATGCACGAACCGCAGTAATTGTCATTGCATAAGGCATTCTAAAAGTAACTTTTGCAGTACCTGTAGTTAAAGCAGTAGTTTCATCTGACGCAGCTACTTGCACCTCAGTTGGCAAACCACTCTGAGCAAATGTCTTAACGTTTGCTCCTGTAACTCTTTTAGTAACATATGATGCACCTGATACCTCAGATATAACCATTAAATCCGTAGCCGCAAGTGCTGCGCCTTTAGCCGTTAGTTCACTTATTTTCTTTTCTGCCATTTTGTATTTTTTATCGTTCTAATAATGTTTCGCCTGAATAAGAAACGTCATAAACTGCTCCAAATCCACCGCTATTAAATAATGTCTCATCTATAAGAAAGTCCTCTGCTTCTGTAACAAAGAAATCCGAATTCTCAGCAAGTAAATTAGTAGTCTCTAAACCACCGCTACTTCCATCTGCTCCCCAACTAATTGTGTTAAGAACGCCTTGTCCCCATCCTATTGTGTTCGCCATCTTTCTCTACTTTCTTTAAGTATAACTTTAACTTTTGTATATTGTTTTCTTTTACCTTGTACTTCTTCATAAATACCACCCATTTAAGTTATTCTCTCCTCGTGGGTACATATCACCATTTGAATTAGAATTATACTCTGGGAAAGATGCCGTATTAAAATTAATGTAATCTACAAATCTTTGTGTATAGTGTTGTGCTATTTGTCGTTGCTTTTCTACTAAGAAATCTACTTCGTTTTTTTCTACGTTTTCAGCGTTCTCCGAAGAGTGCTTGTAAACTCCCTTGTTAGCAATTGTGTAAGCTGCGAAAGGCAGATATTCAACGAGACTCCAATGGATGAGCATTGGCTTTATATAGTCAATTAAAAGATTATTATACGCACTTGGTATTGTATAGATTGAGCTGATTGTTACCGCTCCATTTGTACCACCTGCTACCGTTGCAGTATTTCCAACTTTATAACCCGTTCCTGCCGTGTTTATTGTAGCGTTTGTAATTAACCCTGCCGCAGCAGTAATATTTAATTTTAAACCCGTTCCCGTTGCGCTTGTTGTACTTCTGTCTGTTCCCGTTGTATAACCTGTTCCTTGATTTGTTACAGTTATTGCCGTTGGGATTCCTGACGTAGCTAAAGTAATTTCATCTTTGATTCTATTCAACAAGTCTGTACCTAACATAGTTTGTATGTGTACATCCTGCGCTATTTTGATAAACTGAATAAATTTATCTGTATCTACATTACCATTTACCGCAGTAAATTTAACTAAGTCTGTTCTCGATATTAAAAGTGCTTCCGCCATTATTTAATTTTATTTTGGTAAAAATCCTTTGTTAGGCATATCTATAGGTCTTGTAGATACTAAAGATGGATTCTTAATTACATAACCGAATTCTTCTGCTTTTTTACCCGCTATAATTCGTGCGTTAGGATTGTTTACATCTATTCCCACACCTTCAAAACTTGCGTATACTCTTTTATTCCATCTGTGATGACAAGCACCACCACCTTTGTAAAACCAAATGTCATAAGTGTTAGTTCCTCTCGGTCCCCATCCTGCATTAACTATCTGGTTATTCATTTGTATGATATCTTCTTTTCTGTAAATTTTATTAGCTGCAATCATATTTTTACAGAACTTTCTACTTTTTTCTGTAGTATCTCCAGCATAAACGTAACGAGTAATAAACTTAACACCATCTATAATTTCGTATTGTGACGATTTAGAATTAGGTCTTGCAGTTCCTGTACTAACTAAGTTTACTATCTTATCAAATAAAGACAATTTAACGCCATTTAAAAGCATTTCATTCTCTTTATCGTCATTATCATAGTCTACCTCGTATTCGTCTATTAGAAGCCAATTTTGGTTAGGTTCTTCTCCTTTCTCAATTAACGCATTCGATATAAAATCGTCTTGTGAACTTAACTCCGTTCCTGTTTCTTCTGCTACTTGCTCTTCAGTTTGAGCATTCTCTAAATCTGTAAATTCAAGTGGTTTAAGAGTTCTAAAGAATAGGTTAAGACTGATTCCGTTAACTGCTAAGATTCTATCAATAGCACTAAGCAATACTTCTTGTTTTGGTCGTATAACTAAATTATCGAATAGCACAAAGCTGTTTTGTAACTCATCCGCATTTGAACTAAATCCATTTGTTGAAGCAATACCGAAAAGCAAAGGACTTGTAACGTTATGTGATAACATAATCTTACGCATACATTCCTCACTCAACTGATTGTATAAATCGGGTGCATTGTCTACCGGTATAGAGTCTATTGTAGTTTTACTTTCAGCGTTGTTATTAAATGCTACGATTACTCGTTGTCCATTTGCGCCTGTAAGTTTAGACATAACCTTAGAAGAGATAATATCTTGCTCCTCTGGAGTTGGTTGTCCATTATTGAAGTTTACTACCGTGCGTGAACTAAAAGAACTTTGAACCTCAGAAATTAAATAGCTTGATATCTCTTCTTCTAATACTGCGTAAGGTATACCACCTTGATAATCTACATAGCTAAAGTATTTCATCCCTACCGAATAAGGTTGAATGAACATAATTTCTACTTGCTCATTACCAAATCCAAATGCAGGAATTCTCTTAGGTGCATAGTTTCTTAAATCTTCCCAATTGTCCGAATAGTAATAAGCTTCGATTTGTCCGTCTTTATTGCATTTCTCAGGTGCTAAAAGATGTACAGGAATATGATATGCCTTTAATACTTTGCTTCTGTCTTTAGAATAATGTACTTGAAACGCTGCTTGTCCTAACATCTCAAAATCTAATACTACTTTACGCATATCGTCTGCGTTAATCATAGCCATCATTTGAGCGTACTCATTAGGCTTTCTTGAAGCATCTACTGCGCTTAAACCTTTGCCATATACCAAACGGCTAATATTGTTTATAATAGCGTTATTGGTAGTAGAATTTTTATATCTATCAATTAAGAACTGATAGTAAGAGTTGTTTTCCGAATACGTTACCCACTCATTCTTCTTTGATTCCTCAATGATAGGTGCTTCGTATTTTGCTAAATTTAAGATGTGTAGATTACTCATAAATTATAAAGTCGTTTGTTGTGGTCGAACTTACATACTGACCATTGTTTACGCTAAATGATACCAAAGGCTGATTAGTACAAAATATCTTGTCTTTAAATACTATATCACTCCCGTTTTTTAATACCAACATATAGAAATGATTTTCAACTAAATCAAATATAGCTTCTATAGTGTGGTAATATTCACCTACCGTAGAATCGATTATAGTTACAACCTGCGTATCATTTGTTTGCTCGTCAGTTAACTCCAAAGTATCATAGCTTTCCTCTCGTGGAATGAAGCTAATAATTTGGCTTGTAGCTGATACATTTAATACTATCATACTATATTAACTTAAACACTTCGATATTGTTTTAAAAAAGAAAAGGGTAACCGAAGCTACCCTAATCCAACTATTATGAAAGAAAAACTATACAGTTACAATGTTCGCGTTAGAAAGAACTGTTTTAAGTCCTACCTCAGTTGAACAATTCAAGAAGTTTGCAGGGATATTCTCCATTCCTGTGAACGTCAAAGTGTACCCAGAAAAATCTCCAAGTGCCGTTCCGTTAGAGATAGTACCCGCAGTTACATCCATTCCTCTCTCTACACCTGCGAGAAAGAACTGATTGTTTCTGTTTCTTACGATAATGTGAGGGCGTCCGTATGAAAGTAATTTCACCGCTTTATGGGTAGCTACATCTTGCTTTTTCAAGTTAGCAACTAAAACCTGCTCTACAAAAGTAGTTCCGTTGTCTCTTGAAGAGTTTATCGTTTGCTCAAAAGAGTTAGTTCCTTTAAGTTCGAATTTATACACGTTTGTTACGTTGTTAATGTCATCAATAACATCCGTGTTGGTAACGTTATACGTTAAATCTACTGGGTAAGAATAGTCTCCGTAATTGATAATGTAGATAGCATCTAAACCACCTACCGCATCTTTACAAGGCTCTATTCTTCCGTTTGCAATATCACAGCTCATTTGTTAAAATTTTAACACTTTGTTAAAGTGTGGTTAATATTTTATAAAAAAGGGTGGTAGATATTCCACCACCCTCGTTATTTTATTGGTTAAGATTAGTTAGCTGAGTTAGTTACACCGTAAGTAACACAATCTCCAGCGAAACCATATTTAGCATCTGCAGTAAAACGCATAATTACTCGTACGTTTTGAGAACCATCAAGGTCTGCCATATCGATAACTTTAACTTCATTCAAGTCAGAAAGAAGACCTGTAGCGAAGTGTAGGTTAGAAGACTGAGTTAAAAGACCTCTGTTGTCATCAAGACCATAAGCCAAGAAGATTGGAATACCATCGAAAGAAAGTGAACCGTTAGTATACCACTGAGTACCTTGTGCGTTAACACCATTAGCACCCAAACCTGATGCACCAAATCCACCCAAAGCACGGATATAAGCACGTACGATGTTAGAAGAAAGATACAATTTCAAATCTGGTTGTCCGTACAAACGTGATGGACAAGCGTCTACGATTTTACCAAGTTCTGCGATAACGTCACCTGCATCTACTGTAGTACCTGCTACCTCTTGTGCGGATGGTAAAGCAGAATCAGCTGCAAGTTGGCGCATAATACCTGAGAACTCACCTGCAGAAGCATTGTTACCTTCCCAAATAACACCTTCCATATGAGAAGCAACTTTCTCAGCTACGTGAGCAATAAGGAAATCAGCGAAAGATTTAGGAAGAACATCGAATGCTCCGTAACCCATCTCTGCCGCCTGCCAAGTTTGGTGGAAATCTTTTCGGCAAAGGCTCAAATTTACTTGAAATTCCTCCGGCTGAAGTACTCTTTCAGTAAGAGTTAAAGTTGAGGTAGCGTCAAAATCACAAGTAGCGTTCTTAACGATTCCGTCAGTAGCAACACGTTGGATAACTTGCTTGTACTTAACATTTGGGTGGATAGTTAAACCACCTTGCTCTAAAGTTGGTGCAGACAAAAGTGCTGCAGCAATGTACTTACCTGCGAACTCCCCAGCATAAGTAGTTGTAATTGATGTTGTAGTAGCCATCTTTTTTTTAAATTATTAGTTAATTATTTATTTAATTTTTCAAGGATAGAATCCATTGTAGTTCTTGCTCTTTTAGAAGCAAATTTGAATCCTTCTGCTTTATTTACATTCTCAGGGTTGAAAGTGATAGGAGATACTTCCTCTAATTCAACCTTATTCTCTTTAGTAGTTTCTTCAGTAGCAACTTCTGTAGTAGGCTCAACTTTTGAAAACATTTCTAACTTAGCTTTCAACTCTTCGTTTTCGATTTTAAGTGCTTCCATTTCTGAGAAGAACGTTTCTTTAACGATAGATTCAACCGTCTTTTTAATGTCTTTAGGTGCTGCTGCTTCTGCCTCAACTTCTACCTCTGCTTCTGCTTCTGGCTCTTCCATCGGCATTTCCTCTTCCTCTTCTTTTTCTTTAATTTCAGCAATAATACCTTCTTCGATTACTACCAACATTTTAGAATCTTCCAATTCATACTCTCCTACAGGTAAAGCGATTTTTTGGTCTTCAGCAACTATAAATACTTCTGCTCCTGCTTCAAACACTTCAGCTTCTAATACTGTAACTCCGTCTGAAAGTTTCATAGTACCTAATTTAACTTCCATCCCGAGAAGTTCTTTAATTTGATTGATTACGTTCTTTTTCATATTTATTTATTAAAGAGATTTATAATTTTACATTTTTAGTAGAAACACTTTTAGAATATTTAACTAAATCTGCAATATTTTTTAATGTATTATCAATGCTTTTTGGATAATCTATTCCTAAATCTGAAGTCTTATTTACTAAATCTTGGTAGATTTTAGCAGTTCTATTATAACCAACATTAATGTTTTGTATTCTTGTTTCAATAGCACCTAAATCAGATTCCAAAGATTTTTTTTGATTTTCTAAATCATCTTTTAATTTAAAATATTTATTTAAATTTTTTTCTATTTCATTACTTTCTTTTTTAAGCAAATCTCCTTGTACAACAGTTTCGTTAGCTTGTTTTGTAAAATCATCTACTAATGATAATTCTACATTATGCTTTGCTAACTCTATTTTGTCAGGTTGTGAAATCTTTTTAAGAATACTATTTAAACTCATAGCTTTTTTATTTAATAACTTTCGTGTTTTTGTTCTGTTGTATTTTTAATTAATCTGTCTTTCCGTGTTCGTGTTTACAACGTTACTTACGACTTGATTTACCGTACTACCAACTCCTTGATTTTGCAACTCTCCTGTGCAGCATTTTGAGTTATAAGTACCATCGTCACATAGACATCCTCTTTTACCGCCTTTAGGACTTGTCTTACTTAGTGTTTTTTGTTTTGCCATCTTATTTGTTTTTGATTTGTTCTAATTTACGTTGCGCCCATTCTACTCCTTCATCACCACCCCACGCTAACCACATTAACCTACCGCATCCATCTCCTAACTCCTTGTCAGAGTTTTGACGTTGACGTTCAAACGATGCCATTCGTGCAATAGTTTCTTCGCTTATAGGTTCGCCATTTGCTAACTGATTTGCTCGTGCTTTACCTACAGGTGTTCCGCAATCTCCCCATCCGTTTTCTTCTGCATATCTTAAAGCTATCTTAGCGTTTTCTTTAGCTGCTTCTGGATAGTCTGTGTAGCTTTCAAGTTGTAAGGGTAGTTCGTCTTTATGATATAAATACTCGCTATCTTCTGTATGTACCGCTCCCGTCATTAATCTACCTGAAGCGTCTTTATGCGTTGGGCCTGTATATAGCTTTCCGTCTTTTGTGTAATGCTCTACTCCCTCTTCTAATTCCTCTTGTTCAGCTTTTAAAATAAGTGCTTTTAACTTCTCAATTAATTCCTCTTCTGTTTCTGGCTCAGTAACTGCAGGTTTAAGGCTCATTTCGTATTTATCTGCAAAGTAACCTTCTATAGAAAATCCTTTTACCCTACCTTCTTTTACGTCTTTCCATACCTCGTCATTGTTTACCTTCATAGAAATCATCCACGTTCCTACCGGTAGACTGAATCCGTATTTTGCAGACTTGTCTTTTTTCTCATCTTCGATAATCCACGATTCTACCACACTCATTCCACTTAATTTTTTATCGTGTTCGTATGTAGCGTTATTTTGGTTTGCTCTCATTAAGAATAACTCAGATGCTTTTCTAACCGTGTCCTTACTGAAATAGATATGATACTCTTCGTTCTTATCATTACGTCTGTAGATTTGTTTATTAGGAACTAAAGCAGCACCCATTAAGATACGCTTCTCAGTATCTATTTCTTTCAACTCTACTTCGTGTTTATGTAACGCAATAAAATTCTCTTCTATCGCAGGAGAACTAACAACTGAAACGGCATCTATTCCGCTCATCTCATCGTTCTCGTCTATCACTAATTCTATTA